TACAAGGAGAATATCACTAATTGGGAATATTACATTAGATCATATAATGGAGGATACGATTATATGGTGGGTCAATACTTGAATAGATATAATTTAGAACTTGATAACGAGTTTAATCAAAGACTAGCCAACACACCTTGCGATAATCATTGTAAAAATATTATTCAAATATATTCATCATTTTTATTTAGAGTTAAAGCGAGTAGAGATTTTGGAAATATGGCAGATGAATCTAGTTTAGAATCATTTTTAAAAGACACAGATCTAGATGGTAATAATTTTTCAACAGTAATGAAACAAGCACAGAACTATGCATCAATTTATGGGCATACAATGTTAATATTAGATAAACCAAAAATACAAACAACAACAAAGGCAGAAGAAATAAATCAAGAAATAAGACCCTACCTTTCAATTGTAACTCCAGAAAATATATTAGATTGGAATTTTAAAAGACAATTAAATGGCAAATATGTTTTAGATTATTTAAAGATAAGAGAAGAAGTTGATAGAGAAGGTGGCTCGTATATTAGAATGTGGTTTGAGGACAGAGTAGACACAGTTTATGTCGAAGATGGAGGTGCAGAGCCAAGATTGATAGATACTGCCGATAATCAGATTGGCAAAATACCAGCAGTTATTTTATACAATGCTAAGTCACACAAACGAGGCATTGGTCAATCTGACCTTACAGATATAGCTGACTTACAGAAATCAATTTATAATGAATTTTCAGAAATAGAACAATTAATAAGATTAACAAACCATCCATCATTGGTTAAAACAGGAGGGGTCAATGCAAGTGCTGGAGCTGGTGCAGTTATTGAAATGCCTGAAGAGATGGACTCTAATTTAAAACCATATCTATTACAACCATCAGGGCAAAACCTTGTAGCAATTATGGACTCAATAAATAATAAGGTTGAGTCAATTAACAGGATCGCACACACAGGAGCAGTAAGAACAACAAAAACACAAGTTTCATCAGGGGTTGCTCTTCAAACAGAATTTGAATTATTAAATGCTCGATTGTCAGAGAAAGCAGATAACTTACAATTAGCAGAAGAACAAATATTTAAATGTTATGCAATGTATCAAAACGCACAATTTGATGGAGAAATAAACTATCCCGATAGTTTTAATATCAGAGATTTTGCAAGTGATTTAGTTTTTTATCAACAAGCCAAATCAATTAATGTTCCATCATCAACATTAAGCAAAGAAATAGATAAAGAAATTGCACGAGCAGTTGTAGATGACGATGAAAAATTAGGTTTAATATTTGATGAGATAGATGCAAATAAAGAAGTAGGACAATTCACACAAGAAGAGCCTCAAGCTGAAGATCAAGAAGTCGAGGAAGAGGAAGTTTAATGAATGTCAGATATAGTTCAAGATTTTTCAGAATATAGAATCAGATCTATTGAAATAGCAGAAGCTAAATATTACGAATCATTAATAAAAGTTTTAGATAATATTGAAAAGCAAGTCACATCTCTTGCTGGAAGAACTCTACCTTTAAACGACAAAGGACAGTTATTTGATTTAAAAATAGCAGTGGCTATGCAACCTAAAATTAGAGCAATATTAGAAAAAGAATATTTAGCTTGGGCAGATAATGTTGTTAGAGAGGGATATAATAAACAAGCTAAAAGAGTTGAGAAAGCATTTAAAACTATTGGTAGAATCCCTGTTGAATTTCAACAATTAACAAATGCTGACCTAACATTAATAACTAATTTAAAAAGACAATCATTTACACAATTTAAAGATGTATCAAATACATTCACAAGAAAATTATCAGAGAAAATATATCAATCCACATTGACAAGTGTTGAATTTGTGGAATTAGAAGATGATTTAAGAAAAACAATTAATGGTATTTATGCATCATCTAAAGATGAGGATATAAACAGGCTTGTTAAAAATATTAAAAAGGATGAGGTAAGATTAAGGAAATTAAGAAGAAACTCAATTAAGGCAAAACAAATAAGGCAGAAATTAGACCTTAATGTTCAAACTTTACAATCAAAATTTGCATCAGATCGTAATGGAGAGAATATGAAAAGGTATGCTGGGCAGATATTAAACGATGGATTAAGAGAATTTGATGCACAACTTAACCTTGCAAAGTCCATAGATGCTGGGTTAACATATGTCAAATATCAAGGGTCAAATATAGCAACAACGAGAGATCATTGTAGGCTTGTAAGAAATGGCACTTATGATAAAAGAAAAGGTGGACTATTCACAATTGATGAAGTGATTAATCTGTGGAAGAGTAGAGGATGGCAAGGCAAGAAGTCAGGCAGTCCTTTTATTGTTCGAGGTGGATATAATTGTCGACATCAATGGTCATTTGTCAATCCTGATTGGTATGACAATGACGGACAACTAATAATATAAAAAGGAGAATAAAATGTCAGAAGAAACAACACAAGCAGTAGAGCCTAAAGTGGAAACTACTGAAGTTCAAGAAACAACTGCACCAGTTGAAAATAAAACTTTTAATCAAGATCAACTTAATAATATTGTTCAACAAAGATTAGAAGCAGAAAAAAGAAAACACGAAAATCAATTAGCTGAAATCAAGAAACAGGAGGAAGAAGCCTTAAAAGAAAAAGAAATAAAAGAGGCTAAATCTAAACAGGAACTTGAAAAGCTAATGCAACAAAGAATAGCTGAAAAAGAAACAGAAATCCTAAAATATAAGTCAGAAATTAAAAAGGAAAGGATTGATAATTCAGTATTATCTGTTGCATCAAAGATGAATGCTATAAATCCACAACAAGTCGTGGATTTGCTTAAATCTCAAATAAAACTTAATGATGATAATCGTACAGAGGTACTAGACAAAAACTCTAATATTCGTTATAACGAAAAAGGAGAACTACTTACGATTGAAGAAAGAGTTAAGGAGTTTTTAGATGCTAACCCACATTTCTCGCAAGGGTCAAAGTCTGGAGTAGGGAGTCAGAGTAGCATTGAGGGGAAAACTGTAAAACCTTTTAATATTCAGGACTTAGACATGAGCAAGGCAGAAGATCGTCTAAAATATGCAGAGTATCGCAAAAAAAGAGATTCAAGTCCTGTTCAAATAAATTTAAACAATAAATAATAAAGGACAAATAAAATGGCAAACGAAAGCACAAGTTCTACACTCTCGGAATTATATACTGAGATTGTAGCAGAAGCATTATTCGTAGCATCAGAGCAATCAACTATGAGACCTCTAGTACGAAACTATGCAATAACTGGTGGTGGAAAGTCAGCAAGTGAAGTTGGTATTATGACAACTCTTACAGATTTAGCAAGAAACTCAGCACCAAGAAATGTTGCTGGAGACATTGGTAAATTATTTGGAGAAGCAATAGCAAAAAAAATTGACACAGATTTAACTGCGTTATTTGATGGTTTCTCTCAAGAAGTTGGAGATGGAACTGCAGTTTTAAGTTCTGCTAATGTATTTAATGCAGTAGCAATCTTAAGAAAAAATGCAGTGCCTATGTCAGATTTAGCTGGTGTGTTTCATCCATTAAATGCGTTTGACCTAAAAAGTGGGTTAACTAACACATTTGTTGGTAGAGATACTGAAAAATCTAACGAGGCTTTAAACACAGGCTTTGTTGGAAACGTAGCTGGTGTTCCAATTTATGAAACATCAAATTTAGCTGATAGTTCAGGTAATAATCCAGGCTCAACAGGAGATTACAAAGGTGCAATCTTCCATAGAGATGCTTTAGCACTCGCTATGATGCAAGACCTAAAAATCGAAACTCAAAGAGATGCGTCTTTAAGAGCTGACGAGATTGTAGCTTCTGCAGTATATGGAGTTGGAGAACTTAACGATACTTATGGTGTTGAATTAAACGTAGATTCATCAATCCAATAATCGTACTTTTATCAGGGAGAGAAATCTCCCTGATAATTATAAGGAGTATTTATGATAAAATTAACAAATGGTACAAAAACCATAACAAGATCAAAAGAGCAATATGAAGCAAATCTTGATCATTTTAAAATGAGAGGATTCACTCCTGTTGATTCTGTTAAAAAAGAAATTAAAAAAACGACAATAAAAGATATTTCTGATAAAGTGGTTGAATTAAAACCAAAAAAGAAAAAAACAAGGAAAAAGAAATGAACAAAATTATTATAATGAAAGCAAAGAAATGGTCAAAGTGGGCATGGGTTAAAGCAAAAAATAATCCAATGTACTCAATACCTTTAGTTTTAATTATTGCATATTTAATTTGGAAGTAGTTTATGGCTAATTACACAGGAGCAAACGTTATAACAACTGCTGATGTTTTAAAATATCAGCCTGATGCTTTTGATTTTGGTATCTCAACAACTGCAACAGAAACAACAAATTTTTTAGCACAAACAACAAATGATATTTTAAGAGAACTTAGAATAAGATGGTGGCCTGTTTATAAAACAAATGTTTTCACAGATATAACAGTTTTAAATACTGCTGAAATGGTTAACACTAAAGTAAATTTAGATCAATTTGAAAGAGCTGGTGTTTATTTATTTTTATCAAGATTTTATTTACCAGCATTAACTAAATTTAGACCAGAAGCTGATAAAGATAGATTTGAGAGAATGATTGAGTTTTATAATTCTCAATATAACAAAGAAATGCAATCAATTTTAGAAGATGGTGTTGAGTACGACACAGATGCATCAGGAACAATAGCAGTGAATGAAAGAGAGCCTTTGCATGGCTATAGAAGATTAAATAGATAATGTTAGCTGGAAGAGTCACATCTAATCTGCCAATCGTAAGCAAACGATTTAATAAATTTTTTAAAAGGTTTCCTAATATTGTAACCAAAGGTTTAGAACAAGCTGGTGTACAATTAAAAGAAATAATTATCACAAGAACTGACAGAGGTTTAGATTTTAACAAAAGAAAATTTGTTCCTTATAGTCCACAATATGCAGAAGAAAAAGGTAAGACAGTTGTAAATCTACAAGATTCAAATAGAATGCTACAATCCATAGACTCAAAAATAAGAAATAAAAATAAAGCACAAGTATTTTTTAGAAGTCAATCAGAGGCTAAAAAAGCATTATGGCATAATCAAGGCGAGGGCAAACTTCCTGTTAGAAAGTTCTTTGCTTATAATTTAAAAACAGAAAAATTAATAAAAAGAACATTTGAACAATTTATGAAAAAAGAAATTAGAAGGATGAAGATATGAGTATAAGAGAAGATATAGCAAGTCATATTACTACCACAATTACTAATATATCGAGTCCAGCAGTTAGAAAGGTAACAAGACAACCTTTTAATTTAGAGGAATTAGCACAATCACAATATCCAGCAGTTTTAGTACAAACACAGGAAGAAACTAAAGAAGATTCTGAATTAGGAAGTGGTGCAAAAACAAGAATAAATAATTTAGAATTTTTAATAACAGGGTATGTTAAGGGTGGAGAAGATAATATTGACACTGCAAGAAATAATTTAGCAAGTGCCATTGAAACTGCTCTTGAAACTGATATAACTCGAAATAACAAAGCATTAGATACAGAGGTTATATCTTTAGAAACTGATGCTGGTACACTCTTTCCATATGGTGCTATCAGTATGGTAGTTAGAGTGATTTATGAACACGATAGTGCAACCCCATAGGATAAAAAATGGCTGATAAAAATTTAGACAAAATAGATAAAAAATTAGATAAAATTGAAGAGTTAATCCAAGATGTTAGAGAACTTGTTGATAATCACAGAGAATACGATGAGGATAATGTTGTTGATGAAGAAGAAGATAATGATTGGGAAGATGATGAAGATATTG